TAAACGTGTAGGTTTTGAACTTGCCAAGTAATAGTGCCTTGATCAACTTCTAAATCATTTGCAACACAGTGCAACATATAACTTTGCCATGCATAATCATTTTTATAGCCATACACTACATCATTAGATCTCATCTGCACAACAGAATGCAGCATATCATTTCGAACATAATATGTAACTGCATTTGTACAAATAAAATCATTTTTGCCATTTGCATCGAACTCAGCCCAAATTGACGGACGATTATAAATCATACACGCTCTACGCGAATCTTTATTTGCAGCTAATTCGTTAACGACATTATCATATTGGCGATACCACTTATCGTCAAATACGAGGTATCCATAGTTTGAGTTGATTTCTCCATACTTATTTGCAGACATTTGCCATGCTTTTGGAGGGTCTCGATCGTCTCCATAAATATCGTTGATGTTTGTGGATCCAGACAAATACCAATCGATTTCTGCATTAATATATTCCTTATTTGGTTGACCGAAGATAGATTCATCATCTGCAATAAATGAAGCACCAATCATTTCAATAGTTTTTTGGCCTGTCTTATCAATAGTAAATCTTTCATTTTTTAATTCATCAATGAAATGATTTCTAACGTCTTTAACATTCATCATTTGCTAGAGCTTCCTTAATATTTTTACCCCATAATTCAGCAGGTACATCTTCTCTTGCTGGATATACTTCATCCTTTGTAGGTTCAGTATATTGTACTTTAGTTTTAGGTCGATTTAGAAAATCATTATTAGGATCTTGCCCTTGCATCTTACCACGAGAATACTCAACGATAAATGAACAATAGTTGATCATATCTTTTGCTGAATCTTCGAGTGATTCGAAATTAGGATTATAGTTTGGATCTGATTGCATAGCTTCGATAACTGATCGCATACGAAGCATCTTAGCATGTACAATGTCAAGCAACGTTGCAACACCTTGTGGGTAATAATCAACTTGCTTGATCCGCGAATGCGGGTTTTGATAGTCATTGCCTTTCTTCACTTGAAGTTCGGCACACTCTTGTAGGACTTTAACTGATTCTTTCATAATACACCTATTATACCACATTTACATATTTTTGTACACATATTCTAACGCTCTGTCTGCTTCTTTATCTATAGGCCGATTTTGATACCAATTGCCAGTCTCAGAATCAAGCTGTCTACACATAACTGAAATTTCATTTGACGTGATAGGATATTTCTTTTTGATTGCACTGCTTGCAACCGCAACCATGATTTGATACATTTTATGATACCAACCAGTATTGCTTATTGCTCTGTATTCTGCTTCAAGCTTTCGTGGGAAGAAGGGACAATCGCGATAGGACGACCACACCACATTAGTGTTGTCCATCCCGTTTTTTCTATGTTCGATGATTTGTCGTTGGATTTCATCTGGGAGTCTGTCAAAGAAAGTGCTTGAGTTTGATTTTTGAGCATAAGGAAATTCCTTCATTAAATCTTCAGGATCAATAAAATCACCATCGCGAGAGAAGATAAAGTTGTGAGCATTAAAGTAAGTAGCAGGTATATAATACATCCGAGCAAGGTCTTTTGTTTGCTCATCTCCAATTCCTCCGAGAGCTTTCTGTAACGCGAAGTTGAAACTAGAAATTTCGTCATTCGATAGCGTTCTTTTAAGTGGAAAAATAAGACGGAACTTCGGTACACTACTAGTGGAACTAGCAGTAGAATAACAGACGAAACGCCAATTACGAGTATACTTAGTGAGTGCATCTTCTAATTTACCTTCAAAAACATAATCATCAACATCAACAGCGCACCAACCTCCCCATTCAATGACATTGGCATTCGCGCGAGTACCACCATTATATACCGCAGGAGAAATGAGATCAGCCTCTTTCTTAGAAGTGATCTCACGTTCTGATAGTTCATATAAAACTCGTTCAAGTGCATCAAAGTTTGACAACTTGACAGATTTATCGGTTTTATTATCAAAGACGCTACTAAAGAGCGTCGCTGATATATCCGGTGTTTTTGTCATGGTTTGGTCCAACCCATCCTTCTGGCTTAATTAAATCTGGCAATCCTAATGGATTTGGCCGAGACTTTTTAATGCCACGTTCTTTCATCATATTAGCAGTGTGTACTTCTTCCCATGCCTTTTGCGCATCAACATTAAACGCATCAAGTGTACCAATCGCGATCACACATAAATCAATAAGACCATCAACAACTTCGGCAGCATCTTTATTATTAAAGGCATCTTCTGTTTCGGTCAATTCTTCTTTTAGAAAATTAATTCTAAATTGTAAAAACTTATTTAGCCGCGACCAATCTTTGTCTTCGCGGTTAAGTTCTTCTTTAATCCAATCATGTACACCATATTTAGCGTGCATTTCATTGATATCGTGATGCCATTGATTCATAGTTTACTCCATTTCTATTTTGTATATTATACACTATATTGTTCAGTTTGTACATGCTTTTATGCAAAGAATGCCTCTAAAGTATTTTGTGGTTCTGCAGTCCAACCGATTGAATCGAGAATAAGAATAAGTGGTTCAATAAATGTTTTCTCAAACTGCTTATCATAGTCAATATGTTTATGTAATCCAAATTCTTTTGGTAACACATCTGGAAAGGCGATAACATTTTCTTTTACCACGTTTGGACGTTTCATATAAACGAACTTGATTCTAGAACCATTTTGAATAGCTTCGTACTTATTCATCATACCAGATTCTTTGAGAGCCTTGTTATATACAAGAGAACCACGTACATGAATAGGTGTACCTTTTCTATAGACTGTCTTCTTATCCGCGTAAGGAATTTTATGGCTTTTATTATTTTTTATTACGGTTTGAAATAAGCTGACACTACGAGGAAAGGCCACTTGTTCTGGAGGCAGAGACTTAAACTCAGATTTAAATTGTTGAATAAAGTTTTGTGTATCTTCTTCTGTACCAGAAATAATCACGTTGAATATTTCTTTAAACTTATTACGACATACTTCAGGTGTAGAAGACTTGATAGCCTCAATACCCATGATCTTAAGCTTTGGCTGTGCGTACTGTACACCTTCACTATTATGGACATTAAGGATATAACGTTTCTTTGCAGTCCAGATGGCACGATCGGCAATCACTTCTCGACCCATCTCCATACGAGGTTTATAACAATTCATATTATTATATAGTTTTTCGTATGCTTTAGCAATGCATGGCTCGAAGTGTTCGGCACTGATTTTATCGAGAAACTTAACTGGATCTTTTGGCTTTAACTTATCAATCAATGGACCAAAATTAATATACAATGAATCGGTATCGATAGCAATAACATAATCTTTAGTGGTGTCAAGTAGCTTATTCATTTCTTGATTGACAGCACGCTCTGCCCACTGTACAGCTAACTGACCAGTAAGAGTAATGCCTTCGGCAATACGAAGATCAAAGTATTTAAAGTATTGATTACCAATAGCACCATACAAAGAGTTCATAAGAATCTTAATAGCCATTTGCTGATTATGTAGTCTATTGATTTCTTTTTCGAGATCTACAGATTTTTGTTTTTGATATGATTTCTCAGCAGCAAGCATTTGATTTTTGATTGACTTACGCTCATCGTAATAGTCAACAATAATATTAGGAACTACACCATCAAACTTTTTATTATATGTAGAACCATTTGCGGCAACAGTTACATCATCATTACGAATGGTTGGGTGCAATGGATCCATATCGCTTTTACTATATTCAAGGTAATGATCGACACCACCTTTAGTATTATCTTCTGGATTTTTACGTAATGTTTCAGGAGACATATTCCACTGTACGATAATATTTGGATACAGAGAATTCAAATCAAAAGAAACAACCCACTCGTGCATGCCAACTTGAGGAGGCTTGACATAACCACCTTCAAATTTTTCTTTAAGCATCTCGTCGCCACCAACAACTGGTGCTATACGTTGCCAATTAAGTTTACGGTATATGATTGATTCCCATATTGCAGTGGTACCAAATGTGTCTATGTAATTAACACCACCTTTATAGGCCACAGTCATAGCAAGTGTGATAAGACCCATCTTATCTTCTAGTCTATCAACCAACTCGACATCTTTCATATTATAGTCGATATACCGTTGGAAATCATCTTTATATAGATTACGCAACGAGCCAGATTCTTCGTACGAGAGTTTCTTTTCACCAAGAACTACATACGCAATATGATCGAGTTTATAGGATTCTTGTGCGCCATACGAATAGCCAAATTTTTGAAAGAGATCGAGATAATCAAGACATTGAATACCAGCTAAGTTATAAGTAGTGGCTTCTCTACCACGCTTAGTAACTTTACGATGATCTACGATACCCCATGGCGAAAACTTTTTAACACTTTCTAAACCAAGCACACGATTGACACGATTAACAAGATACGGTATGTCAAAGAATTTTACATTCCAACCAGTAATAACATCGGGATAAGCAGATGCCATTGACCAATAATCGAGGAACTTAAGGAGTAGATCAATCTCATCATCACATTTGATATATCTAACTGGTTTGATAAGAGCCTTTTCGGTGTCATAATCACCCATAGCCCATACTCGATACACACCATCAATATTATTTTTGATAGTAATAGCAAGAACTTCTTGATCTGCAATATCGGGTTCGGGAAAACCATTTTCATAGGCGGTTTCGATATCGATTGTGGTAACATTG